TCCATTCATCCAGATTCCAAAGCAACCAGTTAAAGCACCCATACATACAGATACTAAACCACTTTGTTGTATTGTTGGATTGTCTAATGCCATATACCAATGCACACTTTGATAAGTAAGTATGGTAACAACAAGCATCATCAATCTAGGAAACACTTTATAATCATCTATAATCGTGGCTGGCATATATCCTCACTTAATAAATATCCATTTGGGTTCAAACCATGTACACCAAACATAAGACAAAAGAACAATAAAAACAAATATAATATCTTTCTCAGACATCTTGTTGTTTCTTTAACCACATTGCAAAGAAGATTAAACCTATAATTGAACATACAAGAACAACAATAAATACACCTTCGATAATTTTTTGTGTTAGTTCTTGTCTTTTATAGATTAAATCTTGTCTTTGTTTGCGTATCTTACCTTCCATCTTGAGTAAATCATCCCAAGCTTTGACACCAAACTTAAATTTAACATACTGTTGTAATTCATATCGTTGTTTTTCTAAAGTCTTTTGAGCAACCAAACTCTTCATGGCAGCTTCTTCAACTGAGTCACCACTTAACATCTTTTTGTAAAAGGGAGGATTCTTTGTAGATTTAACAGCTTGCTCTATATCAGAGCTAGCTTTCATCCATCTTGATAGATCACCAGACATACCTTCCAGATCACGACCAATAGCAAATGCTTTCTTGATGTTGTTAAATGCAGCAGTCGATAGGCTAACTGCAGTAGCTATCGACGCTGGATCAAACATTACTTTTTCTTAGATGCCATTATCTTTCTTTTAAGACTAGCTGGCAAAGTCTTTTGTTTTTTAGTAAGACCATTTTTTGCAGGTGGTCTACCTCTTTTTGAACCATAGGTTCCTTTTCCCATTGGCATGATAGTTCTCCTTTCTAACTAGCCCAAGGCATATCAGTATCTTTGATAGCCTTGTCATCAATCTGTTTTTGGATTTGTGCATTTACATGAACTTCATAATCACTAGTTACTTGTGCTTGTATCCATCCAAGAACATCTGATTCTTTTAAATCTGCTAAAGCTTTAAAATCTGATGCAGAAGTATTCACAGAAGTAAGAGGAGTAGCACCAGAAAATGTACCTTCATTCCCATCACTATCTTTTCCTATTTTTTGCCAATAGGTCTGAATGACTGCATCTTTATTTATAGCTTTGTCAGTATTTGTTTCATCTTTAGTTTTTATAGAAGTAACCTTCCAAGTATAAGTAATGCTCATTTATTTAATTCCTTTTCAAGTCGTTCTTCAAAAACTTGTTTCATTGCTAGTATTTGATCTAGGACAAACTTTGCACTGTTTTCTTTTTTCTCAATATCAACAAGTTGTGCAAACAAATACTTTTGTTGGTCAGTAAGAGAGGATTGCTCATACTCTTTATTTTTCCATTTTAGTTTTGGGGGTTGTGTATTTTCTGTCATGTTTTTCCTATGATGGTTTTGTAGGCCAATCTGAATCTTGCAAATGCGGCCAGTTTTTATGTGTGGGTAAATCTCGTAAAGCTTGTCTGTAAGTTTGCCATTCATCTGGCACAGCTTCACCTTTTTCTGATGATCTTTGAACAATCCAATCTGACGCATCTAAAAGACTATTTCTATGTCCTCTTTGTGCGAGAGCTTTTTCTGCATCCTCATCTGGTTGTGGAAGATTTAATTGTTGTACAAACCAATCTTTATCTTGTTCTGATAAAGGTTTTTTTTCTGATACCCCTGCTATGTTTATATGGTAATTATCCCAATTAACGTCTTCTTTTTTTATTGTCATGGTTTCAATCCTATCCATGTTATATCATAATTAAAATTAGCATTAGTTGTACCACTATAAATTCGCCATCCTACTTTTCCATAACCAATACCCATCATCATCCATCTTACTCTATAAGTAAAATTATCAAAAAGACCTTGATCAAATTTATAATAGGCTTTACCTGACATTCCGAATCCTGAATCAATGCCTTTAGATGGAAAATCTAATTCAAGAACAGTTGGAAAAAATCTATCGCCACTACTACGAGTAGTACCACTAATACTTTCACTAAACGCACCAAGCCCTACTGCGTTGTATGTAGTAGCACTACGATAAAGTCTCATAGATTGTATAACTGCACCTGTATTATTAGCAAAACTTTGCACACCATAACCCCACTTGTTTTGATTATAAGTTACAGTTGTAAATTCTGGATGTATTAAATTCCAATTTTGATGGCGAGCAACAAGGGAGGTCATAGGCGCATAAGAACTTGTAGTTCCAACTAAAGGATATATTGATATATAATTATTACTTGTAGCACCATTAGTATTCCATAATACAGCATACATTTTGTGATGCTTATAAGTTGTAGCATCATGTACAAAACCACCTTGACCATGAACAAAATCTACTGTTGCATTTGTTCCAGTTGCAGTACCTGTATAATTACCTATTACTTCCCATGCTCCACCCCCTGCATCTTGCCATGTTGGAGCAGAGCTTCCATTTGATGTTAAAACTTGACCAGAATTTCCTGTAGCACCATTAACTTGTAATTGATTTATTATATTTATATTATAAAGTTTTGATGTATCACTTGGATTGCAATAATAAGATGTATTATTAGTATCATAAAAAATTGGCGCACGAAAAGAGCCAACTGACGAAGTGTAACTTACTTCACCAAAATAAAAATAATCCCCACTATGGATTTTTTGAAAATATCCATCTCTTAAACTGCTCCCTGCATCGTGAAAACTAATGTATGGGTCTGTACTTCCACATATTGCTAATGCTCCTGGAGAACTTGGACTAAGTGAAATAGACCCTGCAACAACGCTAGCACTCTTAGTAGTTGAACTTACAACTGCATCACCAGTAATGCTTACACCAGAACTAGTAGTTTCTAACTTTACACTACCATTATGAAACAATTCTACTTCAGCATTTCTCCTAAATATTGCAGCCCATTCATCATCAGTATCATTATAAATTCCTGAAAGGTCAGGGCCATTAGACATAAATACCCAATCATCTCTAATTCCATACCCTGCATAAGTACCACCTTCAACTCTAATTGACCCATATCCACCACTATTACTATCAATAAATCTGGTAGTTCCATCAATGTAATATCGAGTAGCTTGGACTGTTCCTGAAAGATTAATGCTATTATCAAGATTAAAAGTTGTGCCAGATAAACTTATGTTTGTACCACCACTATAGGTTGTGTTGGTATCAGTAACTGTTTCAGTTGCAGTAGCAATACCAGTAACATGACCATAGGTATCCAATGTGATATCTTGGATATATGTTCTACCACTATTGTTAGAAGATGCTTGAGAGCTTGTATCAGAATGATTAATAACACCATTTGATATTGTAATAGCATTCCCTGCTGAATTAGCAGTAGCACCATCTTCAATATTAAGATCACTTCTTACTTCTGCTGCACTACGACCTTCTACTGTTGTACCATCTATTTTTAGAAAATCATTATCAGCTACACCACTAGCAAAAGTAGGAACATTACCACTTGATATTCCAAATGTTAAACTTGCTTGTCCACCTATGTCAGACAATACTTCACTAGCACTACGACCTTCAACTGTTGTTCCATTTATTTTAAGGAAATCGTTGTCTGCAACACCGCTTGTAAATGTAGGAACATTACCATTACTAATACCTACTGTTTTGGTAGCTGCATCACCTAATCCTAAATTAGTTCTAGCAGTAGATGCACTAGCAACATCACTTAAATTATTACTTGGGACTAATGCTGATGAAGCATCAAGAGCTGCACTAATCCAAGCTGATCCATTGTAAACAAAAAGTTGGTCTGATGTTGTATTATAATAAAGATCACCTTCATCATTATTAGAAGATGGAGCAGAACTAGCTACTCTATATCTATCTGCAAAATCATTAATGCCAGATACATTACTAGCTACAGTGGTAACATTAGATGCTATCCCTGCAACTGTTGTGACGTTACTAGCTACACCAGCAACTGAAGTAATATCACTTGAGATACCTGCAACAATCGCTACATTGTCATCTTGGACAGTAATACTATTACCCATAGCATTACCATGAACAGTACAATAATAAAGTAAACTTGATGGTGCATTTGATGGTACTGCAAAAACAACTTTGGCACCAGCTTGTCCAGCACTTCCTGTAACTGTTACACCACTTGTATATGCATTACCACTTCCATCTTTAAAAGCTAATGGATGTCCAGAATTGCTATTATCACTTTGATCAAAAGTATATGTAATACCTCTTTTGAGTGTTAGTGTAGGATTAGTAGCACCATTCAAAGCAAACTTGTTGCCACCACTATTTACGACTGTAACTGTGTAGGCATTTGTACCACTTAATGCATTAGCTAAGGTGTTAACATTTGAAATATTAGTAGATACTGTACCTATATCTGTTGCATCATTTGCTACTGTTGTTACATTACTTGAGATACCTGCTACTGTATTAATATTAGAAGTATTCCCTGCAACTGTATTAATATTTGAGCTATTAGAATTTACTGCATTAATATTACTTGAGTTTGAATTAACTGCAGATATAGTAGAAGATAATCCTGCAACTGTTGTAACATCACTAGCAATCCCTGCAACTGTTGTAACATTTGAAGATATACCACCAACTGTTGATATATTAGAATTATTACCAGCTACTGTATTTATATTTGTAGTATTGCCAGCTACTGTATTTACATTTGAAATAGCAGATGCAACTGCACCAATATCAGATGCATCATTTGCAACTGAAGTTACGTTACTGCTTATACCAGCTACTGTTGATACATCAGTATCTATA